GTATTGGTACAGATTCACCTACACGTAAATTAACAGTAGATGGTAACGTTGCAATTGAGGGTGGTAATGAATTACGTTTTTGTAACTCGGGAGATTCTAATTGGTCGCAAATTAATTCACCGAGTAGTGGTACATTTGCAGTTAATACAGGTGGAGTTAATTGTGCATTTTTTATAACTAGCCCGGGGAATGCTGGTATAGGAGCTGGTACTAGCCCGGGGGAAAAATTAACTGTTGGCGGCAACATAAGTGCCGCCGGCGGTCTTAGCGCTTCAGGTCCAGATTATAATTATCTTGAGGGAAGGCTTGGTATTAATACAAATAGACCGGATTATATGCTCGATGTAGCTGGTAGTGTTGGTATTGGGGCATGCCTTATTCATAACGGTGATGATGATACTTTCATTTATTTTACAGATGACGATATTAATATCCAAGCCGGGGGAGTCAATTTTATAGACATTACTCAGGATACTGCAAGTGAGATCACTTTTAATGAAGCTGGAGCGGACGTAGACTTTAGAGTAGAAGGGACCACAGATAATGGCTTGTTATACACAGATGCCGGAACTGATAAAGTTGGTATAGGTACTAGGACACCAAATCAAAAACTTACTGTTGCAGGTAATATAAGCGCTTGCGGCGGTCTTAGTGCTACTGGATCTGATAACTATTTTTCTAGTGATGTTGGTATAGGTTGTAATAGACCTAATTATGGAAGATTACATGTTACACAAGGTGCTAATAATTCATCAAGTGGCATCGCGGTTGCAAATACTGGTAATGGAAGATCACTCCGGTTATGGGCTAATTCTAGTAATGTAGGGCGAATCGATGGCGGAAGCGACGGGAGCGGGGATATTAGTATTAATGGAGCCGGGTCGGGAAATGTTGCTATTGGCGGTAGTGCCGCTGGTGTTGACCAAAAACTAACTGTCCATGGTAACATAAGTGCTCTTGGTAGTCTTAGCGCCGGTCTTGGAGAGCATGTTGCTGTTTGTAATAGTTCTTATGGAGGGTTTATATCAGGCGGT